GGGTAAGGGATTCTTCCATCTAGGAACTCCATTCGTCTATTAAAATGCTTAATACGTTCTAGGACTTTGTTGTAAAATTAACATATCCCTCAACGTATGTCCTTATTATATCATATCCAACACTTCTTTGCAAGAGGGAAGCGGCCTTTTGTGGGTCGAAGTTGATTTGTGACCCACTTTCATCGTCGAATGTCAATATAGGACCTTTTGCAGATTGTACTGCTGCATAGTCTTGAAACTCCATATATTCCATGAATTTCTTATATGCGGTGGTTTTTGCGAATTCTTTCCACTCGTTTGCCACGAGTCGGTTTTCGTCAATAGAGGTTTCTTTATTCATATACTTTCCTTATGTCCTTGGGCGGGAACTTGCGTCTAATGTAGTGCTGGCTTGCTTCGAGCGAATCCGCCTTATGTTAGCACCATTTGTATCAGCCCCTCCACCGCCCTGTGTACCACTTTGGGTAGCTCGTCCACGGGCTGTGTTGTTAAAAGACCCTTGGCCCTCCGCTGGTAGCTCGCCACGCAAACGTGCGGCTGCCTCTGGAGTCACCACTGCATCACCTTGCTGCAACGCTGGGTCAACTGCTTGTCCATCAGGTCCCATAATAGGCTGAGGAACTTGCAACAGTTCGTTGATATCGTCTTCTGACATATCCGTAAACAGTACTTCGTAGAATCGTCGTAAGAAAGCTTGCTGATTTACGAGTGGGTTGTTCAGTGAGAACTGGGCAGCCATCTGCATCTGCTGTGCTTGTGCTTGCTTCTCCTGCTTAACCGTAGACTCAAGTACGACACGAGGTTGGTACTCTCCCCAGTAACGACGAGGGTCAAAGTCTGCCCATGCTACGCCTTCTGGACCTAGCTGACGTACTGAAATCTCATCCGTTACGAAGATTTGAATCATCTTAAAGATAATACGTGCCAACTGTGCGAATCCTTCATCCTCAAGGTTCTGTACCTTAGTGGTGAAGCGCATAGATGCTTGGTTAAGCTGTGCTTGCACCTCTGTAGCGGTAGTACGAGAGAACTTTTGGGCTGTTCCCTGTACGGCTGCATCGGCTGCGGTAGCACTACGCATGCTCTGAGTAAGGCGTTGAATCTCTGTATCTGCGCTAGGACTAATATCCTGCTTCTCAATAGGGGTCAAAGCACCCTTTGGAATAGGGAAAATAGCTCCTGGTTCTGACTCAATTTGCTCTGCTAGGTGCTTGAATCGAGGGTCAATTTGCCACATATTGTTCAATACATAGGCTAAATTGTCTCGTTTCTGGCTTGCAGTGTCGTTTAGAGCCTCTTGTGTAGGCAAGATTACCTCTACATCACCTCTAGCGAAGAATAGGTTGCTATCAACGTAGTTTCGTAAGATTGCAAACGGCAAGAATCCCTTAATCTCTGGAATTACCTCTGTTCCGACGACTTTTTCGCCATCTACCACAGTAGTTACTCGTCGAGTACTCTCAGAGCGCTGGTAAGGGTTATCTTCATTGAAAATGACCGCAGAACGGTTAGCAATCATAATCTTTTTGCGTCGTGTGTAGTATACAATCACTTCGACCTGCTCTTTAACAGCGTCCTTACCATAAGTAGAGCCGATAAAGCTCTCTTTTCGGTCCTTATCTGTGTCGTCGTCGGTCTTAGCGTCCTTGGTAATCATATCAAGGTTCTTGTATTTAGGCTCAAGCTTGCCATCATCGCTAGGAACCATCTCTTCTTCTAGCTGTTTGAGGCTAGTAAGGTAGCGATAACCAGCGTAACGAGGATATCCAGGCTCTTCTGGTCGGTTCATGTGTACTGCGGCTGGGTCTACAAAGAAGTCTGACAGTGGAATATGCTGGATGAGCGGTTTTTCACCATCCCAACTAACATGCATGATACCATTACCGTAGATAACCATGTCACCTACCCAGTTAAGCATCTTTTCTGTCATGTTGTTTTGTGACCAGTAGAAGTCTACAAGCTCATTGATAATCTCTGTGTCTTGCTCTTGGTCTTCTCGCAAAGGAATAAACTTAAACTTAGGTTTACTACCTGCGATACTAGCCTTTAGAGACTCAACAATAGAGAATGTCTCTGGCGTAAACTCATCTGCAACTCCGCTATAGCCCCTGCGGCTACGGATACCATTGTATGATTTGAAACAATCGTCCCAAATAGACTGATAGTTGTCTTTTACGTAGTCTCGTGCCTTCTGGAAATCTCCAAGAACACTACCGAGAAGTTCGTCTAGTTTCTTCTTTTCATCAGCTTCAACAACGGCAGGTGTGTTATTTTTTTTAGCCATTTATTTTATCGCCTTTTCTTTTTAAGGCCCTTTTTAGTGACCTGTAGTGAAGAATAATCTTTATCTCCCCAAGTGAACAGCTGAAAGGCAATGGCTTTAGCCATAACCGTGTCGTCATGCTCACCCTCTTCTGCGTTCGTCCTTCCTCGCTCGTCTCGAACGTAGGCAAAGGCTTCTTCAATGAATACGGGGTCTTTGTCTTTGTTTAGTCCTTCTCGAATAATCTGAATAAGTGTGTCGATAGCTATGCGCTTTGTACGCATATCTGTCTTCCAACCTAAATGAGATGTCGGTTCCTCAAAGTCTTCATCATATCCACTCTCTCGTTTATAGAGATTTGTGTAGAAGATATCACGGAGTTTTTGGACAGTCGTGAGTCCGTGGTTATTAACCTCGACACCGATGAGAGCGTAGTTATAGTGTCGTCCCAGCGCTGCGAGAATCTCTCCAAATCTATCTGGGTCGATATGCCCACGCCAGCGAGCAACTGTTTCCATCGTAGATACGTCCACAACCTCAGCCACAGAGAAGTCACCTGTAGCAAGGCCCTCAGCAACGTCAGCACCGATGACATATTCGTGTGACGGGTCGGGGTCTTTCCAGACTTTAAGCGGCCCATTGTTTTCCTCAATCTTGTCATCGTAAGGGACTGGGGATATGTAGTAATCTTCATATGAATCACCAATATCAATCTTATATCGTTTAATCTCCGCTATGTCATCAGCCTCCCTTTCGAGAGCCTCTAGTGACAATTGGTCGAACACATTAGCACCACTTGCGATGAACGCTTCATGTGCAGTCGTAGGGTACTCCTGAAACATTCTAATAGGGTCAGATGCGAACTCTTTTGCCTTAGCCCTATAAAAACGAATTTTTCTAGGAATCTCTTCCTCATCCACTGAGTAATGTTCACCGTGCCATGTATCATACCCTTTGCGGATAGTGGCTACGAGAAACTCCTCATACTCAGTCAATTGTCCGATGTCTTCTCCATCCATAGCATATGCATCAATCAACCACCATGGGAAGAAAAATGGCTTGAAGTTATTCTCGCCCTTTTCGGCAGCTCGCCACTCCTTGTGGAAGTAGTTGCCACGCCCCTTAGCTGTTGACTCAAGGAAAATCATCGTCTCAGGTAGCATAGGAACAGTCTGCATAATTGATGCGACCAGCTCCTCACCATTCTCCCACTCACCAACCTCACTAGCATGTAGTAGTTGGATTGTGTCTGAACGACCTGCGCTCGTGTTCTTTGCTGTTGCAGTCTTGATTACGCTACCTAGACCAACTTGATTACCTTCTTCGTCATACCTCTCAAATGAAAGGTCTGTTCGTGTGTTGTATTTTATTGTTGGTTTAAATAGCACATTTGAATTATCATAGTACCTACGGAACATCATATACAGGTTCTTGGCGCTTGCGTCCTCGTGACCAATAATCACGCTTGTAATGTTTTTCCTTGTACTTGTCCACCAGTAAATGATGGCCTCTACTGCAGTAGATAGGCCCATCTGGCGGGCTTTTAGGATGATAACTCGAATAGGTACTCCCTGCTGTATGCACCACAGCACGTAGTCTATCAGTGCCCGTTGCGGCTTATTAGGTTCAAATTTTACAATTTTCGCACTCTTATCTTTGATATAAAGATTGTTGCGGCAGAACCTATAAAAGTCATTACGGATTTCAAGAATCTGTTTCAGCTGCTCTTTAGTCAGCTTTTCGTCCATCTTCTGTAATCTTTCTAGCCCATCCCTGTATCCTGCTTATAGCAGACGTTGGGTCTGATTCTGGTCTTAGTACTACCAGCTTCTTATGGGTCTTACCATTTATTTTAAATGTCGCCAGTACGGCATTGTCTTGCAGCCCCATTTCAATCACTAGGGTCGCTGACATCTTCTACCTCTTGACGATACTTTTTGATTAACAAATTGATGAACTTTGACTTATTCGTTAGATTATCGAAGAACTCTTTGTTCTCAGGCCAGACGTAAATCTGCCTCTTGTTTTTGTTATAACTCTTACTCTCTTCTTGCATTATATCACACTTCCTCTTGTTTGTCAAGCTTTTCTTCGCTAGACTTTTCTTCGTCGGCAAGCCCCTCTTCTTGGACTCTCTCAGCTCCCTCAAGATATAGCTTCTCGTACTGCTCACGGATTGCATTGAATCGCTCGTAAGCACGTTCTTTGTACAGCTTAACTGCTTTGTTCTTTTGTGACTTAGTAAGGTGTGGGTTTTGCGCTAGCAAACGTTTAAATTCTTTAATCCCGAAGTCCATAGGGATACCCTTTGGCCTCATCTGCTTAAGCAGCCGATTCACCACCTTGTTCTTCATAGGTTGTTTCTGTAGTCGCATTTTCACTTGCATAAATAATTTCCTCTCTCAAAGCCTGTATGGCTAATTCTCTACTTAGTTCGCCCCTGTCAACCATTGACATGTAGCTCTCAAAACGTTTGTGGCGGTATGCCACCTCTTCCTCGGCTATCCTGCGGGGACTCTTCCACTCTTTTTCCATTTCCTTCTTGCCAGGCAGTTATTATAGCTAGACATGCTAGTATATGTTTCTGCCACATCCTATCTAGACGTTCACTTAATTCTTCTTGTTCTCTTGGCTCTCGCTCCATAGCTTGTACACCTCGGCGGCCAAATCGTCGTCATTTTTAACAAATCCAGGTACACCGTTAATAGCTATGCGGATGCCCTCTTCTTGCCCTTCCCAGTAATAAGAATCCTTAGAGCTATCTAGAATACTCTCTATAATAGCCTCTACATTCTCCTGGTTGAGCCTGTGCCCAATGTGTGTCCTTGGGTCCCAGTCCTGTCTAATTAGGTCCATTAGTTCTCCAGTTCACTGAGCGCTTGTTCGATACCGACAACGCCCACTAGTTTCTTCTCTACGAACAGACCTTGGTCTTGACCTAGCAACTTAATAGCTGAAATCTTATCACTATCCTTTGCATAAGGGTCTGTTACAATCTTCGCCAAACTCATCTTAAGGTGGTCTGGCTCAAGCTTCATTATATTATATGCCTGTTTTACCCAATCAAGCCCGACACTAGGTTTCATAACCTGCATGGCGTAGCTCTCGCTAAATCCAGCCTTTATGGCTGATTGATAGCTATTACCGAATGTCTCACTCTTTGGGTCCATATAGGCATCAATAAACTTGACTTGTCTCTCGGTAGCCTGCCACTGGTTTCCCTGTGCAAGCTCGTCTTTGGTTAGCTTCCGCCGAGTCGGAGCCTTACCTTTACGTTTATCTGCCATATACTCTGTATTATACCATATGTCACTACATTTGTCAATAGGTTATACTGTATTTTTACTAGGTTTAGGAACTTTTACAGTACATTCCCCAGCATATTTATCCATACATTTCAAAAAAATATGGTGTGTGTTTTTCCCTTCATATATATTTCTCCGCATGGGATAAAATCCAGTCTGACTGTTGTAGCCCCCCATACCCCACCTATTGTAAATAACACAACACTAAATTATAACATAAAAATAAAAAAACGCAAACATTATATTATATACTATTA